CGCACTACTGCTTAAAGCATATTTACCTAAATGTTCATAGTAAAAAGTATCACTAACCATTTCAGTTAGTATTTCTTGTTTACCCCAAGTTTCACTATTTAGTAGCTTAATCATAACTTCTATAATCTTCCAAATCTTCTTTATCCATAAACAGTTCTAAATCATCCTCTACAAGCATGTCTTTTGTAGGGTTATCTACTAATTCTTGTGCTTGCCATTTAAATTTACAAGCCATTATTTTACCATTTTCAGGGTTAGAAGCATACCACTTACCATATCCATCTTCATAAATCTCTAATCCTTCTTTGTGGTTTCTGTTATCTAATATTTCTAATTTCATATCTTGTTGTTTAAATATACTCAAATATAACACTTTAATACTTATAAACAAAATATTAACGAATATTTTTTAAATATTTTTTAAATCTTCTAAAACTTCTTCAAGTTTTCTTATCATTTTTTTAATTTGTGATTTTAGTTTTATGTATTGTACCTTTTGTTCTGAAGTTGTATTTTGTACATAAACTAACCCAGTCATTTCATCTATTACTTTTTTCATTCTACTGGTATTTTACTTTTTGCTTTTGCTAATCTAAATCTATAATCACTTAATGCAGTTCTTAAATTACCTTCATCTACTTTCTTTTTGGCTATGAGTATACCCAGTTCTGTAAATTCTTCTTTTATTATATTTAGTTCTTTGTGGTCAGGTTTGGCCTCACTCCACTTTTTCAAGATACCATAAATGTTTAGTATTGCTGTATCTATTCTTAAATCATCTAAATTATTTAATTTCTTATTTATTAGTTCTTCCATTGTTTTATTCGTATTCTTTATATATTCTTTTCAGTTTGTTCCAAACATTATTTACAAAACAAGAACTACAAGATGTAGTAGAAACATTTTCTTTAAATACCCTGTTGTATATTTTTAAAATATTTACTTGTTCTTCTACAGTAATGGTAGAATTGTTTATTTTTTCTGCCATATAATTATATTCTTCTTCTGTAAAGCATTCAGGTTTATTGTAAGGGAATAGTAGGTTAAGTTTATCTTTTCTTTCATCACATCCACAGTCATCACCTGCTATGAATTTTACTACTTTTTTTATACCTGTAGCAGTTGTAATTTTCTCTACTGTATCACCTACACCTTTGCTTTTTTTATTATACTTTTCTTTGTATTTTTTGTAATTCTTCTTTGCCATTATTTTATTTTATCAAAATCATTATTTTTAAAATCTTCCCAATCTTCTGCAAGTTTATATTTTATATCTTTCTTTAAATGTTTTAAACTGTTAAATATACTTACCCAACTTATTTTAGTTTCACTTGCAAGTTTTCTTATACTCATATCTGTTTGGCTGTATAGCTTCCATAGTTTTTTATCATACCAATGCCATGTATCTGTAACATCATCTACTAAATTACAAATTTTGTGATATGCTTCATTCTCTTCTATATTGTCTTGGTAGGGTAGTTGTATATCATATTCACCATTATCTATACTATATTTTCTTACCTTTTTCTTTTTGTTGTAATACTGGTAGAAAAGTGATCTTAATGTAAAGTACATATAACCCCTGCTTACCTTACCATTTTTTATTACTTTGTTTTCACTTGCATATCTCATAAGTGCTAAATAAGAAAGTTGTACTATATCTTCTGCATAATTATATTCACCAAAAGTATTTACTATTTTAATCCAGTCATTATGATACTTGGCTACTTTTTCAATCCATTTGTACTTTTCCATTCTACTGTAATACTTACTATAAATAAACAAAATTGTAAAGTGTATTCAGTTTCTTCTTCTAATTGTTGGTAAGAATATAAACATCCAAACATCAAACCAATGATAGGTGCAATACTTACATTGCCATCTACTAAATTACTCCAGTACATAGCTGCTGTTGTTAATATTAAAAGTGTTATCACTATATGAATCAAAATATTACCTGTTTTATATTCTTTTTGTTATGTAGTATATCTTGTCCTGCGAACTCAAAACCTACATTGTTTATTTTCATTCGTATTTTAACTGGTTGTTCAAAAGGGGTACATCTACCGCCTGTTTCTGTTTCCTTTACCTTGAGTACATGCAGGTGTGTAAACATCCATTCAGTAGGGTGGCCTGTATATCTATGTATGCAATAGCAGTCATTAAATCTATTCCCAAACTTACCGCCACCTTCTATACTTGCCATACCCAAAGGTACAGGTAAATTTTCATATTCATGGCTTTTTGGGTGTGTTCTTCTTAATGCTTCACTATTACCATGACAATTTAAAAACAAACTTATACCCCTTTTCTTTGCAAATAATCTCAATTCAGTAAGCACCATATAATCATATTCATGACCACCTAAACTTTTAATGTCTTGCGTTTCTTTGGCCAAACTATTGTAAGGATCAATTAAACATAAATTGTAATCCCAAGCATCTTTAATTGCATTTGCTTCTGCTAGTAAATCTTTATAAGTATACAATTCATCTACATCTATAATTTTAAAATAGTCATCACACCAACCTAGTGCAGTTTGTATTTCTACTTCACTTGCCATACTTATAGGTTTACCCATTTTAAACTCTATTATCTTTCTTACTATAGAATCTACTGTATTTTCAGAACTCCATATAAGTGTTTTAGTTTTATGTAGTACAGCCCATACAGTTAGTAAGTAAATTGCTACACTTGTTTTACCTACATTTGCATGACCAATAAGAAGTGTAGTATTACCATTTAGTTTTAACCTTATGTATTCATCAATTTCAGGAATACCAATTTTTAAACCTTCTTTAACCCTACCAAACTTTATATCTAGTAGTTTGTTTTTTATTTCAGTTGCCCTTATTATCATAAAAAAAGGGGGTAAAAACCCCCTATATTTAAAATGGTAAATCTACTTCTATTTCCCTGTCAGGGTTTTGTTCTGTATTGGTAACTTCATTACCATTTTCTATTTTAAACCCTTTTAGTTTCACAAAGAATCTATCTTTCCATTTATTACTATTTACATTCATGCTTACAGTAACAGTATCACCTTTTTTATACTGGTTTAAAACTTCTATTGATTTATTCCAAAACTCAATAGGTAATTCTTGTGGGTATTTATCCTTCGTTTCTAATATCATTGTTTGCACTTGGTTCAACCCTGTATTGCCTTCCAACTTTTGCAAATTGTTTATTTGTTTTATTTGTCCTTCTACTTTGTACATATTTATATTTTTGATAATTCTGTTTCAATTTCTTTGCTTACTTTAAACTGGTTTCTAATTTGTTTTACACTACCACCTTTTTTTTTGTATTCTATCATGGCACTGTATTCAGGTGTACCCCTGTTTAACCACTTCTTTTGCTCATCAGGTACTTTAGGTAGGTCATCTACCAAGTTAGTATTTTTTACACCTTCACTTATTACCCAATCTACAATACGATCTGCAAACTTAAATACATCATCTAAATTAGCATCACTATGTTTGCATCCACTATTACTACACCTTGCAAAAAAATCTGCTGCTGTCTTAATAGAACTTTGTTTTATAATATACATTTGTGTTTTATCCATAATTATTTATTTTAAAATTATTAACCAAGTTACAAAAAATTAGTGAATAAAAAAAGGGGTACTTTCATACCCCCACATTTAAACAATTATAAAATAAGAAACATTAAGTAATATTTTTGACCTTTGTAGTATAGTGGTCAATCATATTCTGTATATCACTTGGTGCAAACTTACAAACTTCTTTACTTTTTTTTAATAAATTTTGTGATAACTTTTTACCAAGTTGTAAACTAAACTCGTATTGTCTACCCTGTTGGTAAGTATTACAATATACACATTGTGGTTTTACATTTCTTTCATCCCACCTTGTACATAAATGTCTTCTACTTATAAAATGTCCTGCATGTAGTTGTTTATAGTGTTGTTGTTTACCACAAGTAATACACTTGCAATTTCCATTTTTATCTGCATTAAACAACCTTATGTATATACTAAATATTCTATCTAGTTTTTTAATAAGTTTACTTTTGCTTAATTTCTTTTTAGGCATATATTCCCACTAGCCCACCAAAGTTAGTCGTTTTTTTTGACAAAGTCAAGTTTGTTACCTTCCCTGCCCTCTGTATGTCTTTTTGTAGTGTTTAGAACCCTTTAGTTTGCTTGTTTTGGTCTTGGCATGTACATTAGGTCGTTTTACTTTTTTTCTTGCCTTATAAGTGCTTATTTGCTGTCTAGCCATTTGATCTGCCTTTTACCTTTTCATAAGTTCTACCACCAAAGTAACCTGCAAAAACTACCCAAAGTAATTCTTTTACTATTTCAAGTTCTTTGATTTGCATGTACCAACCAATTACAAAAGCTATTGTAAGAAATGCTAAAGTAAGTGGCCTAACATTTTGTGCTAACCAACTACCACTTTGGGAATCTGCCACCCACCTTTTTGTAATACCATCAAATTCATGTATTTCTTGTTCTAGTTTTTTTAGGGCTAGTTCTTTGTCTTGTGTAGTCATTTCACTACCACCTATAAGTGCTTTTACAATACCACTTGCAGGTGTACCTTCAGCTAATGTACCTACTATGTTAGGTATTTTTTCTAGTAAAAATTTACCTACCCCTGTTTCTTTAAATTTTTTCTTTGGCATTGTGTGTATTACCTACTAAAGCAGTTTTAGCTATATAGCCATATTGCATTGGGCTTATCCTTATCCAAGTCCACATGCAAAAATGACTTGGCAATTCCAACCCTTCTAAATCCAACTGTAATAAGTGCTGCAATAATCTTTGATCTTGTAACAGAATCTGTACATCCAATATCTGCTGCAAGTCCATACATATGACTGCTTCCCTTACTAGAATCTGTTTTGGGTTTTCCACCCACTTTTCTATTATGGCTTTCTGTTCTATATCCACTATTGATTTTAAAGGGTATACCTGCTTCTGTTCTTGCCCTGTCAAGTAACTGCATAAAATCAGCATCCATATTTTTACCTGAACCTTGAAAGTCAGGGCTATCAAATTCTTCAAGTTTAAAGTTTTTTAGGTTCATTTTTTCTTAAATCATCAATCCATACTGTAGACATCAAAGATAACTTTTCTATACTATCTTTTTGCATTTCTATTACTAAATTTTCTAAACTATCTTTTTGGCTTACAAGCATATCTACTTTCATTTCAAGTGAACTTATCTTTTTCTTTGCACTTTCTAGTTCATCAGGGTTTCTACCTGTAATAGTTGAAATAATCATGGCCACACTTGCAGCTATCATACCTATTAGTGTGTTCACTATTGAAGCATTTTCTTCAGGTATAGTATATTCTGTTAAGTATACCAGTATTCCTACTATAAGAAAAAATACAAGTAACGCACCTGAAAAATGTAACAGGAATCTAAAAGTGCCATTTTTTGGTATCATTTTGTTTTTTGGTATATCTGTATTACTACTAAAACTATTGTAAGAACAAGAACTGCTGTTTGTAAATAAATATTTATTTGTGGCATAGAACTAAATACTAACGCAAATGCTGACAAACCATATGTTCTTAAATCTGTTAACATTATTTATTTATGTTTTTACAGTTTATCCATTTTTGGTTTTTTTCATCCCATTCACAAAATTTATTTTTTGGCATTTTTTTAGGTGGTACCCACAAACCTGTTTTTTTGTCAAGTTTCCAACTATTAAAGTGTTTTGGTGGAACAAATCCATCTATTTCTTCATTATAAGTGTAACCCACAGCAGCAAAGTTTTTTCTAAATGATTTTTTTTGGTCTTTACTTAGTTCAGTATTAGTATAATGTTTACCCCCTCTTGTATTGTAAGAAGTCCTTTTGCATACTTGGCTAAACATATTTTCATATACTTCTTCTAAGTTGTAATCCACTTCATTTTCATCTTTACCTGTTATAACTTTTGTTACTATATTGTCTTTATCTAATAGTGCGTAGTATGCCATAGTTAACTAAATTGTATTGTTCCGTTTTCTCCATTTGTAAACGTTGTTACTTTTTCGCCTGAAATTGATGTATCTGTAGTAAAACTTAAAACACTTGGTGAAGTTGTTTCTGATATTGTAAATGCACTTGGATAACGTAATATAATTACACCTTTACCGCCATTTCCACCTGTATTATTAGTTGGGCCACTTATTTTACTAGCATAACCACCGCCACCACCGCCTTTAGCATCTGTACCATTTATACCACTAACATTGCCTGAACTAGGTGTATTTCTACCTGCTGCACCGCCACCAGTACCCCCTGCACCACCTGTAACAGCCGCACTATCTGTGTGTCCACCAGCTCCGCCACCACCAGCGTATGCCACACTACTGCCTGTTATGCTAACAGATAATCCTGCACCACCGCTACCTGATGTTAGTGTACCGTTATTTCCATTACCACCAAGACCGCTTGCTCCGCCACCACCGCCAGGTGTACTAGGAAAACCACCCCCACTTTGTCTAAAACCTGAGCCACCATTTCTACCTTCTCCTGAAGTACCTGAACCACCTGCGGTTGTAGTATTTACTATTCCTGGCCCACCGCCACCTGATCCACCATCACCTGCGGGTATAGAAGCATTTGTTCCACCCCCACCGCCTTGGCATACAATGTTTGTAATATCTGAACCACTTAATGAGGAATTAGAACCATCTGCATCACCTTTAGAACCTGCACCTGCTGTTCCTGAATAAGAACCACCTGCTCCTATAGATAAAGTGTATGTAGTGCCTGTAGTCATTGTTATTGGGTTACCACTATTTTCTGCACTTGTAGCACCACCAGAATTTGAACCAAAATTAGTTCTTAAACCACCTGCACCACCGCCTGACAATTGACCACCACCACCACCTGCAACAACAAGATAACTTACAAGTAAATCAGGTGTAACAGTTGGTGTAATGTGTAAAAATTTTCTTCTTAACATCTCATCTATATATCATCTTTGTCAGCAGTAAATGTAGCTAAAGAATAAAAGAATACAGAATTAGCAGCATCATCCACACATTCTATTTGTAGTATGTTACTACTTGATCCATCATCTTCATAATCTATGCCACCAATTTTATTAAATGTTGGTGTACCGCTTGCAGTTGATAAATTTACTGTTTGGTTTCCTTTTATTGGATAAATAGTAATTATTTGTCCTTTTTTATGATTGGACAAAGTTATTGTATAAGTACCTGTTATATCTCCGCTTAATTTAAATACAGAACCTGTTGAACAATCAAAAGTAGCTGCACCTGTAAGGGTTGTTATATCTACATCTTCTGTAAATCTATTTGCTAATTCATCATGGTCTACTGCATTGTCAGCTAACATTGAATTTTCAACTGCACCTGCCTGTATAGTAGTTGCACCTGCATTTGTTATTGCTATATCTCCTGAAACTGAAACAGAAGCTATATCTGTACCATCACCAATTAAAATTTTACCATCACCTTTTGCATCTAAATCTGTAGGTGCATTTGAAGTACCACCCACTTTTACTGAACCCCTTGTAATGTTTGCTAGTTTATTATTGTCAATAGAATCATTTGCTACTGTTACTGCACCTGCACTCATTGTAGCATCACCACTTATTGAAAGTGTAGTACCATTACCTAATAGTGCATAAAGTTCATCATGGTTTAAGTTTAATTTATTAAATGCATTTCTTATAGGGTCACCTGTATTGTCATCAGGTGCTGAACCTATATTTACACTTTGTTTCCCCATAGTTTATTTTTTATATTTTATATTAATGTTTTATCTG